GCCATAACTATTTAATCTTTGTATTCATCCAGTTGCGGATGATTGATTTGATACGAGGTTTATTGGAGATGAACTTAGCGAAGCGTTCGCCGTACTTTAAGTACAGCTTACGGAACCAGCTTGGGGAATCATTAAGCATCCATTCACGGAACTGCATCCACTTGCCGCTTTCAATTCCGTAGACCTCACGGGCTACCCAGCAGGCGGCGTAGGTTCCAATTCCTTGAGCAATTCCACCAATAGCACCCATAGTGCCAGCTTGCCCTGCTGCATTAGCCTGAGCCTGCATTCCCGCAAAGGTAACGTCCTGACCACGCTGTTGCATAGCCATATTCAACCCTACATTAGGATCGAACAACTGAGGTCCCATAGGTCCTGCTGCGCCCTGCTGTGCCTGTCCTAGCATTTGCCCGCCAAGGTTAATAGATGAAGAAGGGCGACCTAAGATAGTCATACCTACGTCACCAGCAAGCTGACGGTTCATACCGAAAGCCTGTTGTCCCATACCTGCTGCTTGACCACGAAGGCCAGATAGGTACTGCTCACGTCCAAGTAGTTGCCCAGCAACTGCACTCTGGTCCGTTACACGGCCCTGACGTTGTGCCATTCCTAGTGCCTGCTGATCTACTAGACGTTGTTGCTCTGGGTTAAGACCCTGAGAACGCTGATAAAGATCCTCAGCCATAGCAGTCTGCTGCTCGGCTAGTCCTGTGCTGTAGGGGTCAGCTTCACGGTAGGCCTCTACTACTTGAGGAGCGAACTCCTGTAGTGCGCCTACATCTGACTCACGCTGCAACTGCAACTGCTCACGTTGCAACTTGCCTGCACGGGTTGACTGCTCTTCAAGGAGTTCAAACAATCCAGGAGTACCCCCAAGGGTAGGAGACATACCTTGCATCTGTGTCTCGATCTGTGCAATACGTACTGCACTATCCTTACCTGGATCTCCAGCGGCAGCAATGTACTCAGCTCTTTTCTTGGCTTGCTCCCTATCGTAAGCCGACGACCCACCGCCTTTGCGACCTCGCAGACCACTCGAACGCTTCTTGCTGGGGAATAGACTATTAGCAGAAGCTTCAATAGCAGCCTTACGCTCAGAGCTGCTCATTGTTTCGTATTCCTGTCCTGCCTTAAGTCCAGCTAGTTCATTCTTTAGGCGTTCGTACTCAGGGTTGACTGTCCCACCTTCAATACCACGGGCCATTACGCCAATGTCAGCTAGCTCTAGGGCGGTGTACTGCGGACGGTACGTCCGTTCAGCACCAATCAATCGCTCCTGCAAGCGAGGGTCCGTGATGCCCTGGTAAGAGCCACTAAAGCTCTTGCCGAATAAGTATTCACCCATTGACTTTCCAGGGTCAATTGGTGGTGGTGCTGATGATCCGCCTTTTCCGCCTCCCATAATATTATATTCCTAAGATTTTGTTGAATAATGCAGTGCTGTATACCACTTTAGTGGGAGCACCTTGCCTGTATCGTATGCCCAGTAGTTTCTTTTGCATAACCTCAGGGCATTGAATAATGAAGTTATGTGTCATTTGTTTAAAAGTTTGATTGTCCTCCGCAAATAGGAAGGCCATAAAGATTGCATTGCCGTCTTCCTTGTCCGACTCCCAGTTCTGAACAAAGAACCAGTCATCGTCCTTGTCGCAATTATACCACATAAAGACACCTAGGATATTACCCTCTGCGTCCTGCTCTACAATGAAGGTATCCTTGGCCATATGGTAGGCCACAAGAAGTTGTATTAAGTCACGAGGCCATCCGTCCAGTACCTTGCCGTTCTCCTTTTCAATACAGAAGTCCACTACCTTGTCGATAAAGACAAGGGCTTCCTTTTGCGTAGCGTTTTGCAACGCTAGTTGTACTGATTGAAGGAGGGGGTTCATTTATCGCAACTCTGTCTGAAGGAGGGGGTTCATTAGGTTAGTTAATAATTGCTCCCTTTATAATCGCTTGATTTGAAGTACCACCACTAAATCTGAGATCAAAACTTCCCTGATTTTCATTAATTGGTAAGTTATATGTTGCTGAATTTTTTCCCTTGTTATTATCAAAGCCATAAACGTGACTATACGCTATGAAGGTTTCCGTATTATTTGGCAATGTAACTGTAATATAGGAAGCATTTTCATTATCATCTCCTACGAAGGCTTCAATTACAATTGTAGTGATTTTAGTTGTATCAAAGTCTACATCAGAAGAAGTAAAATCAGCTATATTCCAAGTTAATGTTTGAGCCGTTAAGTTACCAGAATTTAAGGCGTGAGTTCCACCAGTAAGGGTAATAAATTTGGATCGTGGAGTAGTGGTTGAGTCCACATAAGCCTTAATGCTTTCGGAAGTAGCCAAGGTAGTAGCAGTAGCCGTAGCCATTGTGTCATCGTCGATAACATCAGCAAGTTTTGCAAAGGTCACGTTGGCATCTTTAATCTTGGCTGTTTCTACAGCATCCGTAGCCAGCTTAGCAGTAGTAATACCGCTGTCCGCTACTACAATCTGACTAGCAGAATTAACTGTAGTCGAGGCACTGTCAGCAGCTGACTGGTTAAACGTAGCTAGTTCCAACAGGTTATTAATCTTGTCAGCCGTAAGTTGTTCTCCGTTAGAGAACGCTGTTCCTTTATTTATAATGGGCATAATTTAAATTGTTAAGCTGGTTGAAAGAGTAGGTGCATTAGCGAAAGACTGCAACGTCTACAATTACCTGATCTATAAGACCACCACTAGGTCCGCTGCCAGTAGTTTTAATTTGAAAACTGGAAGTTGTTTTACTGAAAGCTTGGAATGCTGATATATAGGCATTACCAGTTTGACCAGAAAATGTACCACCGACAACTAGGCTGTAGTTTACATCAGGCATATCTACATCAAAATTAAAAGTATAAGTACCAGTTGAATTTTTGGTTACACTGGCAATATTGGCTCCATTATTAAGCGCACCAGTAGATCCGTTATAAGATGCAAAAGCCCTGCAACCATAGTAAGGAGCAGTACCTGTAGTTTTAGTAATACTAGAACTATCTACATAAGCCTTAATGCTTTGGTCCGTAGCTAGGGTAATAGCTGATGCGCCAGAAAGGTCATCATTATCATTAATAGTAACCTCTTCAGCTACGCCTGCACCCGCTGTAGTACGACCTAAAACTCTCAATGGAGCAGAGATGTTTTCAATTTTAGCTTTAGTTACTCCTGCGTCCTTAATACCAAGCTTGCCGTCACCCTTTAGCTCAAGGCTTGTGCCGTCAACTGGGTCGCTAAATGTAGCTGCATCCGCAACAGCATTAAGAGTTGTTGATGTAACCGCATCGGTTGCACCAAATGATCCGTTTGTAGTAATGATTGCCATATCTTATATTGCTGTATTTGTTGATCTAAATGCTTCAGCTGCACCAACCTTAATTGCTCTGAACCTAGGGCGGCCAACTGTATTGTTAAGTGTTACTTGCATTCCGTACGCTCGATTGTTACCTATTCTACCACGTATGGAAACATCCTCGTCAATAGCTAGGTTAGTACCTGAGTTTAATTCATTCAGTGTACCAAGATTTACTACTGCGTCAATGTTTTCTAGCTCTGCGCTAATGCTCAGGTCGGACTCATTATCCACAGATGACTGCACGTGCAGCTCAAAGTTGTTCCAACGCTTGCGGTTCATACTTCCCATTGTGAACTGCCTTGTGGTAACGGAGGCTGGTATGTCGTGCTGTACGGCTAACTCTTGACCCTCTACTGGGATTTCAGTAGCAAGCAAGTCCACTGCATCTACACGGGCATCTAGCTTGTGCAGACCACCGAGTGTATTTACTGCATAAACCGCACGGGCATTCTCCTTACCAGCAACAATCAAGTTGGCTATGTTCCAGTTGGAGTCCGAGGTGCTGTCGATACTTTCCCACTGCTTGTTAAGAAAGTTGAAAATTAAGATAGCGTTGTTGACTTGGCTGCCATCCAGAGGGACCGCTATGTAGTACCTATTGTCAAAGTATACTGCTACGCTCTTGTCCCACACGCTTCTATTAATCCGCTCTATAGTTGGATTAATGCTTGAGCTTAGTGGCACTTCGTTGCCACGCAGATTGTAAAGGTCCTGGAAGTTAGCACCGTATACACCGTTGTCCGAAAGGAACATTACGTTGTTACCTATCTGCACAATGCTCTGCCTTGCTACGCACCCTACTTCATTGGTGATTAATTGAACTGATGCACCCTGTCCAGCACCACTCACTAAGTGAATACTATTGCGGTTAAACACCAGTAGCTTGTCATCCGAGAAGGAGTGCAGGGCTACGTTAAAGTCCGCTGTACCTGCATTAAACCTGTACTGTCCGTAGATCTGATCGTATGTATCCGAGTCCAAGATGTCAGAAATAATTACTTCGTCTAGGATCTTGCGGTAAGTAAAGGTATCAACTGCATCGTCTACGCTGTACTTGAATGGCATTACCAGCCTACGCTGGTGATATGCTGCGTACTCCGGTGCAGGCATATGAGTAAACCCAAGGCCCTGAGATACGTGCTGCTGGAAAATAACATTAGTCAAATTAGAGGCATCTGGTTCTTGAACGTAGAACTCAAGCTCAAAGTTAGTTTCGTCCCTAGAAGATATTACGTAGTCTGTTCCTACCGTGAAGGTAGATGCGCCATTGTCTTCAATCTCGATTATGTCTCCTACTTTAGTCCCGTTCATATCGGCTAAAGAGTTGAACTCAGCCGTTGCCTTACCGTCCGTTATGTGGACTTTCTGGGGAGCAAGCTGCGTGGGCTGGCTGTATGCTCCACTAGCTACTAGCTTGAACCCTGGAGATATAAGTGAAAGTGCGCTGACCGTATAAGTAGCTGCTGCTTGAAAAGCAGCTGGAAGGTCATACGTAAAACTAGTAGTACTAGGTACTGTATTAACAACCCAAGTTCCATTGGGGTCCTCGCCTTCCACAAAGTCAGTAAGTCCAGAGATTGTAATTGCATCTCCGATTACTAGTTCGTGGTCAACTGATGTATTTACAGTTACTACATTTGATGCAGCAGGAGTACTTGCTGATGCAATAGCAATAGGGCTAAAGAACTTGTCATTCTCCAGTGCAGTCTGCCCGTCACGAAAAATAAAGAGTTTGTTAAATGCCTGAAGCATACTGCTTGCAGGCGGTACGTTTTCATTCAATGGATAGCCCATTGTGATCGATACGCTAGTATCATTCAAGTCAGTAGCTACTGCACTAATATTAGATGCCAGCACGATGAACTGATTGTTGTCCTGATTAGGATCACTAAAGGTTGCACTTGAGTACACGGCTGTAACACTTCCTTGGTCGAAGACCATATTGAAACCAATCACGGGGGACTCAGTAAGTTCTGTCAGTGCAGGCTGTACGCCTGCGTCATTCAAGCTGAACGGTAGCGTAAGGGCAGTGCCGTATGTTTCATTGGCTCCAGTCAATGCGTACTTGATAGTAATCGTAGTGCCATTGTCCGTTACGTCCGTGATCGTGTGCAGACCATTGGGGTCAGTAGTATTGCTAACTAGTCCCCCTACATAAATCTCTTCACCCGTAACAAACACGTGACCTGGATCTAAGTCTGGGTTTACGGATGGGTCATCAATAACAATAGATACCTTACTGCTATTACTGTCTAAGCTGGCTGACCGAATGGTAGTAGGCAGTAAGCCAACTACAGTTGGATTCACTGTGATCTCTGCATTAGTAGGGAGGCGCAGTACATCGTCACCAGAAGCAAAGGGAGCCTTCACAAGGTCAACGCCCTTACGGACCTGCCACTCGCCATTCTTCCCTATGCGTCCGTTTAGACTAGATGCCAGAATACCAGAGGTAAGCTGATCGGGTCGGCTGTAGTTATTGAACCCAATGAACCCTGGATCCATATCATCCTGGATCCTATCGTCTTTTGCTCCGTATGTGCGGTATTCGGGCATAGGATTATGCTATATTAATCGTTGCGGCGGCGACCCTTTGTGCGCTTTGGTGCTGGATCTTTTTTACCCGGAACATTACGAGATCGACCCTTGCGAGTAGGATTTTCTTTAGGTTTTGCGAGTTCTCTTTTTCCACGTGAACCCTTTCCGCCTGTAGCGGTTGTGTCCAAGGTTCCAGCACCTGGAGTGTATGTTGTCTTTGCTTTACGCCCTTTACGAGTAGGGTTTGCTTTAGGTTCCGATGCTGGCTTTTTTGCATCCGAGCGCAATCGCTTCCCACGATAGCTTCTTGGTAGAACAACATTACTGAATCGAGACTTCTTAATTTCAGTCCGAACTTCTGGACTTGGAGCAAATGGTTTATCAATACCAAAACCTTTCATACCTGGGGTTGGTGATGTGTAATCTCCAATTGTAGCACGTGGTGTAGACTGGGCTTCCTTAGCAGCTTCTCGTCGAGCGGATGCACGTTGTGCGCCGCCGAATCCACCCAGCCGATTGTCCGACTTGCGGAATTTTGACTTCCTTGTTGATGGCTTACTGGAGGAATTGCTGGATGCTCCACTCTTAAGGCTGGTAGCAACTCGACTCAATAGACCCTTCTTTTTCTCAACCTTTGGTTGATAGTCTATAAGACTCTTGCGTGGTGCTGGTGCTGGTGCAGCAGCTTGTGGCTTTGAAGGTGTAGCCCTGGGAGCAGCGGCTGCCTTTGGCTTATCCCGCATTAGGTACGCAGTTCCGGCTGCAAGAGTTCCGCCAGCCATAATCTGGCGACTGAAGGCTTTCTCCCTGCCAGCCTTTGCAGTCTCATATGACTTCTTCATTTCCTCCTGTGCCTTGGGGGCGATGGGATACTTCCCTGGTTTTTCAACCTTCTTGGGTGGGACGAAGCTTTTTCCAAAGCTCTTTGTCCCCTCAATTAATGATCTGCCCATCTTGAATAAATTTGCCATAATGTATATCTCTAGTGTGTTCTAATGTTGTGCTGAATTATACCACTGGAGTCCAGTGGTAATGAACTAACAGTTCCAGGCCCTGCGGCTCCAGTAGTTAGCAGATAGTTTATTTGACTTGCCCTTGATGCCACCACTGCGAGCGCAGTAGCTTTTCTTACGCTTGGGCTGATCCTTCTTGATGCTCATATTAGCATCCCCGAATCGTACGATCTTTTCCTTACCACCTTGGCAGGCTTTCACGACGAACTTCTTCCCGCCTTGTACTTCACGGCGAGGGACGTTGCATTTCATCTTGGATTTGTCAGGCATTACTTTTTGTTTACTGGTTTAACTCTACGTGGCTTACCTGATGGCTGACCTAGTTTCTTCTTCTCTGATACCTTCTTCGCCTTCTGGGAAGAGGTCATCTCGCTGGCAGTTACTGGAGTGCGCTCGCTCATTCGCTTTGATGGCCTGCAATAAGGCGTTCCTCGCTTCTCTCCCTTTTGTCGTCCGCAGGGCTTTCCTGAGCGGACATCTACCCACTGCTCCTTGAACCACCGCTTGAGGTCGGCTCCCTTCTGTGTCTTCCGTACTGGCATTCAAACCTTCTTTCTTTTAGAGTTACCCCAGTTCTTGGCTCCTACCTTGCGGCACTTAGCGATTGCCCCACTTGCATACGCAGATGGGAATACCTTGTACCTGGCTTTGACCTTCTTATAGCAAGCGTCCTTTGGCATTATCCTTTATCCTTGCACCCGCATCCTTTACGTTCCCCGCAGGAACCCTTGCTAGCCTTTACATTTGTTTTACGTCCGTACATAATATTCTGTGGGTTATTTAACTTGTGAGGAACCAAAGTAGAAACCTACAATGGCTAAAGCTGTTTGGCGGATTTCTGGTAGGATAACAAACCCCTGTACAGTGGACCACTCTAGGCTCTTGAATAGCCCTAGGAAGCCTTTGGATTCCGTCTGAAGGGTAACACCTATGTCAGTGAATGCAAAGACAAATGGAGCCAGTACAATAGCAAAGATAACAGCCGCTGTGATAAGACGACGCATATACACACCGCCACGGGCTGATGCACGATCCGCTGAATCATCTGCTGCTACCTGCTTCTGGAGCATACGCTCAAAGAGACGTGCCTGATTCTCGGACTGCGCTGCGATCATCTTCATTACGAATCCGCTTACGCCCCCGCCTAGCATTGCTATTAGTTCTGGTGTCATACTAATCCCTGTTCTGGAGTTCCTTGATTACTTTGACTGCTGATGCAGTCATATAGACTAGAGTAGCAAGACCCACGACTAGTCCTAGAAGTTCGTTAATGTGACCGAGTTCGATGGTAGCGATAAAGCCCCCTGTTCCGATTGTTGATTTGTACACGATGTCCTGCATTAGATTGCTTCCTCAGGTGGAGTAGGTAAAGGAACGTAGGAGGGTACGGTATCCGCTTGCTCTTGGGAATCCAGCTCGTAGTCAGTTACGTCCAATGCCCACTTGTAGTCAATGGTTTCATCGGGGTAAGTCAGCCACCGTGTACCTTGACCGTTGTCCTCGATCCAGTAGTCAAAGCCAATGTACTTGCCCTCCTCGTCAGCACGGTCAATGGCCGCTTCTTTAGTGTCGTAGATTAAGTACAGCATTAGTAGATGTCGTATTGATTGTTAATGTTGGCTTCGATGGCAGGACGGTTGGCTGACTGGTCGGAAGGGTAGATGATGATTTCTTGAACATCAAAGCCAGTACCATAGGCTATGCTACCCATAACTAGAGTTCCATCATCAGCTACAAAGGATTCACTACCTGTCGCAGCACTAGTACCATTTATAAATACTTCCTTGGTGCTATTTATGAGCAAAGAGCTTACAAAATGAAGTGGACTTGTGGAATTGCTAAAGGTTAAAGGATTAACAATTCCATTATAAGAAACAAGGTCATATAGACCTGCGGATTGATCGCCTCGATAATTCCACGTAAATCCCTTGTTGGGAAATTCGCTTTTACCGTAAAAAATCTTGCGGGTTGAGATCGCCCCTTGATTGTTTATGGCCGCAAATGAACTGTGCGCTGAACCATCCAAGAATGCGTCCGTACTAAGAAAGCAGGTATCGTAAAAATCAATCGTCGGACTTCCGTTAGTAGTCACCAAAGCACCAGCATCAACAATCTTAGGCTGATTTCCAGCAGTCAACTGAGTAGCATCCTTGCCGTTACCTGACTGGTCATACCAAGTCTCTACGAAGCCGTTGACGGTATCCTCATAAGCAGGGATACCAGCGATGCCGTAGACCTCACCGATGTTGGCCTCAAGGGCTGTACGGTTGTCTGTCTGGTCATCGGGGTACAGGATAAGTTCGGATACAAAATCAAATGAGTCGCCTGTTGCTCCTGTTGATGAATTAGCACCAATGCGATTGATTTCTGAACCCGTTCCTGATGTCATCCCTAATAGGTGAAAGCCAAAGGAGAAAACAGAAGATGTGCCATCGTAAGTAACTCCGTTTACATTTACACTTGGAGTTCCGAATCCGAGGAACTTGTAATCACGATTGTTTGCAGCGTTATTTGTCGTAATCCTCGGACTGCTGTCCCCAGTATCGCAAATTAATGTTTCAAAGTTGGTGTCACCAGACTGCAAAGTTGAGAAGACGCTTTTAGTAACAGGGCGACCAGTAACATCCAAGTGCTTATCAGCAGTTGTGCCGAAGGAAATACTTGGTTCGGAGTTTGCGCCCTTGAGAAGCAGTGAGCCACCAGAAACAATCTTAGGCTGACTTACTGCATCCGTCTGCACTGCGTGGTTAGCATTAGGGACACCAGAGGTTGTACTCTGGTCGTACCATTTGGATACCGTTCCGTCCAAGCCTTGACCTGTAAAGGTTACTAGGTTGCTTGGGGTTCCGTTGTTGGAGCCTATGGTGTCGTTAAAGAGTGTCGGGGAAAGTCCTGTGTAGGCGGCTTGGTTGTTTAGGTTAATGTCATACACGATGCCCTCCCAGACCTGTGCTCCAGTTCCGTTCCTACCAATCAAACCAACTAGGAACGTATCGGCTGAAGTAGTCACCGCCTGAGTGCCGATTCCAGATATAATCATCGTAGTCGTTGTGCCTAAGCGAGTAACTGAAAATGTTCGCAATGTTTTGTCATTGGCTGGTATGATCAGTGACGTGAAACTATATACATTGCCTTCGATTTGAATAAACACAATCCCAGTCCCCGTCGTGACTCCTATGCGACTATTGCCAGCGGTCACACCAGTAAGTGGCCTAGTTGCTGATAAAGACCCCGAAAACAGGAAGCTTCCGCTTACCGTAAAATCTCCTACCATTGATACTTCAGAGTCAAGTGCAACCTTCGAATCCGTCCCATTAAAATACTGAGCATCTCCCACTAAACTTGCAGCGTCACCTAGTACCCAATCCTCCAGCGTACCATCAGCAACCTCAGCAGCCGTAAAGGGCTGCGTGTTGCCGTCAGTATTACGACGAACATCAACTACGCTACCCGTATAGGAGTCACTAAGGTTACGCAGACTGTAAGCAGCCGCTGCCTCAATGATAGGGCCGTCACGACCCGTAGCTGTAAGCTCACGTAGGTCAAGTGGGGGTGTGATCTGCTCGTTGACCCAGTTCGTTAGAACCGAGGTACTAATGTCCTGAGCCGTAAAGTCCCGTTCGTTATTGTCACTTTCACGACGAACACGGACAACCGCAGGGCTGCCCGATCCTAGGTTACGTAGGCTATAAGCAGCAGAAGCCCCTTCAGCAATCTGAAGGAGATTCTCGCCTACCCCGCCCGTAATGGGGGTATGCCCCAGGGAACCCTTTAGGCTAAGGTACATACTAGTACTTGTGGCAGATTACTAGACCGCTAGTTACAGCAACTGCGCTGAACTGACCGTAAAGAATTGTGCCTGCGCCAATGCCTACACCCGTAAGTGCAGCACTGCTCTGGTCAACATTGTTTGCTGTAAGTACTGAAAAGTTAGTATCAGTAACTAGTTGAATAGCTCCGTATCGTTGACCAGTGACGGAGTCACCGGAGTTAAGTACCTCTGATCCAACCGAGGAGAATTCTAGGGTATTGTTTCTTGATGAACTCATAGTGTTTGTTTGTTGTTGTCTATCGAGCTTGTCGATTTACGTAAGTTGAGAACCGATTGTTGACGGTATTATTGTTAGTGATCAAATCAACTCTTTCTAGTTCAAGAGCTAGATACTGCTGACCATTCTGTTCTTCGGTGATTGCCTTGTCCGTCTGACCATCCATACGCAGGAAGTCAGCATAGGAGGTATGCGCAATAAAGTTAAAAAATTCAGCGGGAACAAGTTCAGTGCTGTTCAGATAATCCGACGATGTTGTGAACGGTTGAAATTCCTTTTTGTAAGTAACAAAAACACCTGAGTCAGAAGAACTAACAACATTTAAAATGTGCGCACCAATTGAATCAACATAAAATTCGTACTCAACAGTCGAGTTGTTTAGGAACGGTTGGTTCCTATGGATACGGATGAATTCACCAATTGTGTTTTTTGTTCCCTCAGCGTAGGGAACTGATTGGTCCGCACTTAGTGTGCGCTCCTCACCAGCCACCAAGTACCTCGGCCACGCTTGGCTAATGTTGTAAGCCTCGTAGAACCTACGGTTAATAAAGTTTGCGACATTAACCTG